AGTTTGATTCAAATGTGTAGTCACTCATATGATATTTGGATAAACCTTTGTCATTGCGTCGATTCCATTTCCATCAGCATACCAGCCTTTGCCATCATAGACATCCAGAACGTCTGAGAAATACTTCTCATACATCGGCGCAACCTTCTCTAGTGTAAAGTTCTCTCCAAACTTTCGGCAGTTCTCAGGCTTGATCTGGTCGATATTTTTGATCGCATCCACAAAATCACCCATCGTCCTACACCTAAAACCCGTGATCCCATGCAAATTATTCTCTGCAAAGCTACCCCAGTCTGTCGTTATCGTAGGAGTTCCACAAAGCAAATTTTCAATCTGGACGCCTCCAAATGGCTCAACATACATGGAAGGTAAAAAACTAGCCTTCGCATTTGCCATCAATTTTTTACGCTTTACCACGTCGGCATATCCGACATATTCAACATGCGATGGTAACTTGTAGCCTTCTTCTTTCTGTCCTGCAATGACAAGTTTAACCCCCGCTTTTTCCGTGGCTTGAATCGCAACATCAACGCCTTTGCCTGAATAAACCCTGCCAAGATACAAAAAATAATCTTCTTTCTTATCGTTAAATTCAAAGTCTTCTTCATCGAAATAATTAGGAATTACAACATCATACCAATCTTGATTGCACTGACCAACATTCTTCAAGCCACAATAGGCGTGATAAATCGCGTAACTCTCCCAAACCTTCCACCTTGCCCAGTGTCCGCCTGCATATCCGATTCCCGGCTCTACAACAATCATGTCGTTATGCGCGTCACAAATCGGCCTGACTCCACTGCCCCAGAATGGCAAAATGAAATCATTCTTCAATTTTCTTTTTCCAACTTCTCTAATCGCATTCTTGAAAAATGTCTGATAGGCGTGATCATTTGTATCAAACTTGAAAAAAGTTTTGCGCCAATCATGCGAACCATAAGACTTCTTAAAGTCATCGTTTGTCAAAACCGTCACATGCTCAGAACAAATCAAGTCGGAATCTTCATGGCCGTAGTGGATGACTTCATGCCCTCGCTCGGTCATCATCTTTCCAAACTTAACAACCTTCTGAGTATACGCGCAGGCGTTGAACTCTTTGCTCGTTACGGTATGCGGTAATCCTAAAATGTGAAATCTCATATTTATTTATTCAAAAGCTTGTATCCATCTCTAAAGTTTCCTCGGTAAATCTCAAGTCCTTTTTTCCTCACAGTGAAAACTGACGGCTTTCCCCTGTGATCCCAACTTCCTGAAATGTCACCTTGCCCAATCTGAACCAATTCAACGCCGAACTCTTTCGCAAGTTCAATGCTAGTCTTGTCTCTATCGTATATGTCTTGATAAACTACGGTCTTGATTCCATGGCTGGCAATCGCTTTCAAACAATCATTGCATGGTAGCAATGTCACGGCAATCAAAGCGCATTCGTTTGGCTTTACATATCTCAACGCATTTTGCTCTGCATGGATTACCAGCAACCTTCGCTTATCTCGGTCTTGCCAATCCTCACGCATACCAGCGGGGAAGCCATTGAATCCTACACCTGCGACTGTATTGTCATGGCGAAGTAAGCATGCACCTACTTTTCGCCATGGGTCTTTGGATTTCTTCGCTGCTACCTTGGCAATGTCCAACGCATATTCTTGCCAGCTCATAGTTCAAATGGTCGCATTTCGCCGGGGATGTCGTCGGGGAATCTGATTCCTTCAACCTCTACTTTGTTGGATTGTTCAATTTCTAAAGCGTCTTTGATCTCATCCCGCAAATAAGCTAGTGCCGAATCGTAGGAGTCAAACTTGGCCGTCTCTGTGTGGTGCAAATATCCATTTCGTTCCACGATATAAACAGGATCGTTTCCATATGACCACCGTGTCTCGATGCTCCAATGGCAATCCCTGTCCTTGTGGTGATCGCCAGAGATTAGCTTGTGATATTCGTCCGCAAGTTTCGTGATTTTATTCGTCGTCGTTTTCATCGTCTTGGTTCGTCTCGTTCTCTAGTTGGTTAAATGCGAAATCCATTTCATGATGGAAATGCTCTTCGGTAAAGTCTCCCTGATTCAATTTGAAAAGACAAGCTGCCATCGTTCGCAATACCCTTGCATATGCAATCGTCGTTGCAAATGCGGCCTGCGTCGCTTCACCGTAGTTTGCAAACATCGGCGCACCTTCTTCGTTTATCTCATCGCTCCCGTTGTTTCTAATCTGTGAAAATAGCCACATGGAAAACATGTCGAGATTTTGGATGAAGTCGTTAGGGTTCAGATGATCTTTTTCTTGATCTAGCTGGCTTTCCATGTCGCGCTGCCCGTCTGCGAATCCTTCCCAATAGTCTTGATTCACTGGCATGATTCACACTCCTCATCGTCCAGATTGCAAGTGCGTGGAATGATCTGGTCGAAATCTTCGTCCGCTTCTGGCGGTGAAAGTTTCACCTCGTCGCCGTGTTCCTTGTCCATGCGTTGAATCGCTTGCGTATTTGAATAGGAAAGAGATCCATATCGCTTGGAAAGCTTCTCCATATTCTCGGAAATTACTTGATCGAGATTGCATCCAATGCTGTCCAGAATGCCTGTGATATAGAAAAGCAAGTCGCCACACTCCTCCTTCACATTGGCAATGTCGAGAGTCTTGCGGTAGATTACGGCCTTCTTGATTGCGTCCAGTAGTTCACCTGCTTCGCCACTGATTCCGATTGCCATGTGCAGGCGATGGGCGTCGAGCGGTGTAATCTCTGAAACGATGTCTTGGCCGGGCTTTGATAGTGCTCGAACAAAGTCGATGTATGTCATAGGATTTTCTTCCTACCTTGTTTTTTTACCCTCGCAAGTGTTTTTTCACTGCTTGGAAAGGAAAATCTCCAGCTTTCGAATATCAGCCTCGAGAATGCTTTTTTCTTTTAGTGTGCTAGTGAGTGACTCCCTGAGCAATTCGACAAGCTTGTGGGCCGTTTCTGGGCTTTTGCTGGCGTCGTATGTAGTGAGGAGGATTTCGAGTTCGGTCTTGGTTTTTTGGGACATAGGACGGGAAAACATGACACGCGGCGAAACTTAGTCAAACCATGGCCTTGCTTATTTATACTTTTTTGGCACTAAGCCATTTCCAGTAAATGCGGGAAACTGTCGGAATATGACAGAATGAGGCAAAATCCTGCTCGGGTATAGTTTCGGGGAATCTAGCTAGATTCGGCTTTTTCGGGTATAGCAAAAACCTGCGCTGAGATTGTGTCTCGTTAGCTATTCAGATTCTACAGGCTCGGGTTGTATGTCTATGATCTGCGGGAGTGCATCGGGTAATGCCTGCAAGTCCTGCAAACTGTCTTGCGTGTTCCTATCTGGCACAGAAAAACTGATTTTGAAATTCTGCTGAGAATTAGATTCGACCTCGATTTTGTCGCCATACTTTTTGGGCGCAAGTTTGGAGGCTGTCCATTTCAGAGCGTCGATGCGTAGCCTACCGATCTGCGCGTCGTGTGAATTGAAAGCCTCCGTCATGACCATAGCCGCGAACGTATCGGCCTGCCTTTGTCTCGCTCGTGCGTAGGATTCGGCGAATTCTGTGTGTGCGTCTTGCCAATCGTAAACCGTGGAGATGTCTGGCATGTCTTGGAGCTGGCAAATTGCAACGAGAGTCATTCCGTTCTCGATCATTCGGCAAATGTCTTTTGCTGTTTCGGGCGTGTAGGTTGATGGCCTGCCTAATTTATTTTCCATGGTTTCTATGGGTAACTGGAAAAAAGTGCTTGCCAAGTGTTTTTTCTTGTGGCTACCCTCAGCCGCAGCGCGGATGCAATATGAATGAATTCATATTTTCCGTCTGTTGCTTGCAATAAATTGAATCGCATTCAATCTGATGGGATCAGATTTCTTTTTAAAAGTTGGCATGATTCTTGAATATTTCCTTTCTGATCTTGGCATAGTTTTTGAATGTTTGGAATGATTCTAAATTAGAAGCAACATTCCCCTGCCTCTTGCGGGCGGGAAGTTGCAAATTTGATTCTGAAAATCACAGGTTCAGATTTTCCACAAATGTTTTTGAAAGATTTTTTCAATTTGTGAATCGCCCGCAGAGCCGCATGGGATGCGGTTCCGTGGGCTAGTAAAGAAAATAAATGCGTGGGCGAGAAAATATTTTTTACGATTTTTCTTGGTGTTCGTGAGGATTCGGCGATGATGTTTCCAGCGAACGGGAACAACTCCCGAACGCTAAAAATTCAAATCGAAAACCAATCAAATGACAATCATCCCAATGAAATCAAAATCCACTGGCGAGCGTTTCCTTTCAGTCGATGGCGAAACCCTCCCGCTTGGCATCGCTTCGCTTTGCTGTGACTCTCGCATTTCTGGTTTCCAAATCAAATGCACAGAATGCAGGTCACTCTATCCAGTCCGCCAATTGAACGAGGGCGGATATTGTGAATCATGCGTCGATGCTGAAATCCTATCCTCTGCCGATTATATTTGAACCTGTTCCCCTCAGAACAAAAATCAAACCAAAAACCAAAAAATCAAATCAAATGAAAATCACAAAATCCTATCTGATTGAAAGAATAAAATACCTTCACAATGTCACAGGCCAAAAATATGACCTGTCGAGTCAATCCTCTGGAAATGGTCGTGGCTATTCTGTCATGAAGGATGGATCTCATATTATGACATTCGGGCATGTTCCCGCTGTGATTCTTGATGCCTGCATTTCAGCCTATGTCAAAGGCTATGTGGAGGGAACAAAATGAACATCCACCTTTCTCCAATTTCTTCAAACGTAAAAACAGGCCCGATTCCTGTGACGACATCCTCCGCCGAAACTTGTCCAGACTCCTGCCCGCTTAAAGCGGGGGGATGCTATGCTAAAAGCGGGCCACTGGCCATGCATTGGAACAAGGTGACAATCGGCGAGCGCGGGAATTCTCTCGACATCTTGGCAAAACAGATTCGGGCTTTTCCTCGTGGGCAAGTATGGCGACACAATCAAGCGGGAGACCTTCCCGGCATAGGTGACAACATCGATTCCTCCGGGTTGAAAAAAATTGTCGATGCTAACAAAGGGCGGCGGGGTTTTACTTATACGCATAAGCCATGTGAGGGGGACTCTAATCAAACCACAGGCAACCGTGCGGCTGTTCGCTTTGCAAATCGTGAAGGATTTACTGTCAACCTTTCAGCCAATAATCTTTCACATGCCGACAAGCTTGTGGATCTTCAGGCGGGGCCTGTTGTTGCCATCGTCCCACAAGAAACGGGGAACACATTTTTTACGCCTGCAGGACGCAAGGGCGTTGTTTGTCCTGCTCAACAACGTGACGACATCACTTGCGCCAATTGCCAATTATGCAGCCGCGCCTTGCGTTCTGTTATTATTGGATTCCGTGCGCACGGAACATCTAAGAAAAAGGCGGAAGCAATTGCGAAAAACTAAAATGCGAACCTTTTTAATCCATAAACAAAAACCATTTCAAACCATGAAAACCCAAATAGAAGAAATCCCTACAACGCATCTCTCAAAAAACTCTGAGGGGTGGTCTTTAATGCACAACGGAATGCCATTGTGTGCCGTTACAACGCAAGAAAAAGCGGAAGGATTCGCGGAACATTTCAAGCTAAAACTTCCCCATGTCTTTTGGGACGGTGAGCAAGGGCAATTCGTTTCCATTTAATCTTTTTAAAACTATGCAAACCTTACCATCCTCCTCAATCGAGTTTTTACCAGTCGCCGAAATTGTTGACCTGTATGATTTGGGAAGTCTCTCAGAATTGGAGTTTTCTAATCTCCTAGAGAAACGATGGAGTTTTTTATACAAGAAAATAAGAACCTGCACGACTGGCGATTCAAGCTGGAATGATTTCCACGCTTGGAAAGCAGAAAAGCAGGACATCGATTTAATTCTCGAAAAATTAGCTTAGTCACAAACAACTCAAACAAATGAACACCACATTCCACAAGGGGCCAATTCCCATCCACATAACGAAAAATGACGATCATTTCGTCATTGTCACAAGCCAAGGAAATCACTACGCGAAAACCTTTGATCCATCCGCCGCTCGCCTAATTTCCTCCGCGCCAGATTTACTTGATGCGCTAGATTGGGCATTGCGTCAGATTGAGGACGATCTCGATCCTGACCATCAAGCGGCTTTTGATGCGGCTCGCTCCACACTTGCCAAGGCGAAGGGGGAAGCATGAAATACCCCCAAGGCACAAAGTTTATTCGTCGCGGTGATAAACACAAAAGGATTTTGACCGTGATTGACTACCACACGACGCGAAACCTTTCGGGCGATATTGTTAAACAGCGGTATTGTGCAGCCTATGAGATAGCGGGACACATTTTGACAGATTCAGACATAACAGAGACGACCATTTCAAGGGGGGAGATTTTGCCATGAACAAACACCTTGAAAACATCATCGCCGACCTGCTCCGCTTTCAGATTAAACAAGCCGAAAGGCACGGGCTTGATTCCATCACTATCACTCTCCCAAGGGCAAAACAAATTGCGCGAGAGTTGCGCGAGAGCATTAAGGAACAAGCAAAGCCAGTTTCCCGCTTGGATCGAATCTTTTCAAGCGTAGAAAAGGCAAAGTTTGCTGAATATTGATAATGAAGCGATTCAAAACCATTCAAGACATCTTACAAAAGCAGCAAGAGGAACGAGATAGGGAACGCCTAGCGTATTTTCTTCTCAAGATATTTTTCGCACATATAATGATAATTACCTTATATTATTATATAATGAAGTAATCATAACCAATTTCCCCCAAGGACAAAACAAACCCAATAAATAATATAAATATATGCAAAACCAATTAGTAGTTCACAATCAATCTGTTTCAGACATTGAAACAATGGCCAAGGCAATCACTAAAAGCGGTCTTTTCGGCATCAAGTCACCCGACCAAGCCGTTGCGCTTATGTTGGTTGCACAATCTGAGGGCAGGCATCCCGCCAGCGTTGCCAGTGAGTTCGACATTATCCAAGGCCGACCAGCTCTTAAAAGCCAAGCGGCCCTTGCGCGATTCCAAGCGGCGGGTGGCAAGATTCAATGGACAAGCCGAGGGCCGACAAAATGCGCTGCGAAATTCTCACATTCCCAAGGCGGAGAGCTTGAAATCACTTGGACGATGGATCGGGCAAACGCTGCCGGACTCACGGGAAAAGCAACTTGGAAACAATACCCTGACCAGATGCTTTCCGCTCGCGTAGTCGCTGAAGGTGTGCGGGCGGTTTTCCCTGCCTGCTTGAATGGCGTTTATCTCGCCGAGGAGGTCGCCGACTTTGATTCCAAGCCAAGGTATGCCAAGGAGGTTGTTGAACTCGTTCACGAGGCTCCTAGCGCAAAAGAAGTGCCATCCTTGCCAGAGCCTCCCAAGGAAACCACTAATAATGTCGAAATCCCTAATAATGCGG